CTTCAGTGTGGATGCTGACCCGGAAAGGCCGCTTGTGGTGATTATTTGGCCCGCCAGTGCTCGGGCCACTAAAGGAACACCTGTCAGACAGGATGATGTCGCCACCTGGCCCACCATGCCCCGAAGGACGCTAGGAACTGCGGAGAGGCCGCTCGCTGTGACCACAGCTCCAGAGAGGGCTTTAGCAACAGATGATGCCGCATGCAGAGAGGATTCTGTTGATATGGCCCCTACAAGCCCTCTGATGCAAGAGGGGGCGCTTGCAGATGCCGTGATCGTGCTTATCTGACCCGCCAGGGATCGAGCAATTGAGGGAACTCCGGCGAGAGTGGAGGCAGTGGCAACCTGCCCGGCTAGCGCCCTAGATACGGATGCTGCGCCGGCGAGGGTGGTTTGGGTGATGATCTGACCTGCAAGGGCTATGATTTGGCTCAGGGTGAGCGCGCCTGCCAGTGTGGTGGATGTGACCACCTGACCGGCTACCTGGATCTGCTTACCTAACGCCCCCTGGAGGCCGGATTTTGTGAGGACGACACCTGCTAGATATCTGGAGACTGATGTGGCCCCGAGGAGGCCCGACTTGCTGGCCACGACACCGGATAGTGCCCGGAGCACGGAAGAGCTGGCAGCCAGGCCCGAAGAGGTGATGATAGCACCCGCAAGGGCTACGTAGGGGCTGCTTTCGCTATACACAATATGCAGCTTAGGTCCATAAACATTGCCCGTATAATCGTAAGATCGAATGTTGGTATAGTTATTAGTGCTGGTGTCGCCAGTTACCAGGCATTGCATTACACCGGAATTATATGTGTATGATGCCCGTAGTTCTTCAATGATTGATGTAATGTCCGGGGTGTTCGACCAATCCCCGGAACCTGGTGGCAACCACTCTACATATGCCGTGGTTTTTGTCCTACCACTACCATCGGTGGGAGTTCTTATTTGATTAGGCGAAGCTGCTTTTTCAAAATATATTCGGCACGTATTGGCACCGTCTAAATTTTTACTGTTATAATACACTGACAGATATGCTTCGTCTATAGTGGCATCGTCCGGTATGGTTATTCCTGTCCACCGACAAAACATCGTTATTAAAGTAGAATATCTTGATCCTAAGAGTAGATAAGTTCCTGAAGTACTCATCGAACTCCCATACCAATAGCCATCATCGGCCCCCGCCCCTACTTGGCAGTCGATGGTTGGGTCCAAATATATGGGATAAACCGCCTCGTCTATCCAAGTTTTATCGAATCTGATGGCGCAGTATAACGACTTCCCCGATTTTCTCAGTCTTAATGTGCCGGTCGCTTCATTCCCAGCGCTATCGAAAATGGTAGGTACTGAGAATGCCCACAGAACGGCACCTCCAGGAGCCCTAAAATATACTTCATCCGCAGTATCATACCTAGTTTTCTTATCCCAAACCTCCCCGTTTATGATTATTTCGACACCTTTAGATGGTGCCATGATAAATTCTAGTTCGAGTATATTATAATTAGTCGCTGGAAGTGGATCTTCTATGGTAAGTAGCTTTTGCAACCGGGCCGGCCCGGCGATATAACTAAAATGCCGGCCTTCCCCGTAAGCATCCGCCCACACAAGTTTATCATCCAATACTTCGACCGTAGAGTCTTGTGGAAATGATATCTGCTGTATCTGGTTAATTTGATTAGTCCACTTTAAGCTCATCGGCTGGAACGTGACAGATTCATTTGCCCCAGGGATATTATATTTTATTATTTGCCCGCTTTTGAAATTGGCAAGGGCGAATAGATTATAATTCGCCTGTAGCATTTGCCAATTCCAGGGAGCTATGCCAGGCTCCCAAGCTGTGTCTGTCTCTTGCCCATCGCCGTAATGCCATCCGCCGCCAATACCGGCGTCAATAGAGCACTTGCCGTTGGTGGGATTTTTTGTGACAATAAAATTATTGCCACGGGATATAACTTCTGTAAATCCGTTGGCTGCTGCTGCTAACCTGGCCTGTTTGGCGGGAGATGACATTATAACGTCCTTTAGGTTGTGGCCGTGAAACTGATATCCAGTGCGCCAGCCGCGAAGCTTGGCGTGTCGTTGGTACCGATGGTCTTTTCTTCGGACAGTGTGCCGTAACAGATGACAGCAGCCCCACTGTTTGTCAAGTGGTTGGCGATGAAGAACGTGTCAAGAGTCCCCCAACTGGCTGAAGCCTGAGGGAAAGTGATTGCGGTCTTGTTATCGACTGTCCCATTAGCAGCCGTGTTCCAGTTTGTGGAGCTGTTCACTACTTTGACCCTGGCATAATTGCCAGCTGAGGGCTCGCCAGTCACAGTCCCATCAGCAGCGACCGCCGTTGCCAGGCCCACATAGACGTTTGCCGGAGCCGTGTACGGCGAGCCAGCCGCCCCGAAGATCAGGCCCAGGATGGTGTTCATCCAGGCCGTGCATAATCCACTTGCTACCATAATTTAGCCTCCTTAACTCTTCCAAGAAGATTGTACAGCCCGATGAGGCACCGCTGCCTGAATGATGGTGCCACAAAAACCAGGCGCATTGCAGCAGGGGGGAGCTTGATGCTGCCCTCCAGAGGTACGATAGGCATAGATCAGGCCCCTTTCTCCGGCTTGACCTCTTCGTAATCGAGTTTCAGGCGACGGCAGCGGTTGGCTGCCTCGGAGCCCTCTTCCATCTCCCAGATCACGCCCGTGCTCTTGGTACGGAATCTGACCGTCTTAGCGGCAGCCACTAGCTCACCACCTTAAGGACTGCCAGCTTGCCCGTCAGGTTCTTTGAGCTGACCTGAAGGTAGCCGGTGGAGTTCATGAACCTGGCAGACTCCAGCGGGCCTATGAACCGGACCTCGTTGCCTCCGTCAGTCCAATTGGATATAGTGAGATTCCCGATATCCGACCGGAAAGCGGGCGGGTTGTCCCCAGCCATGACATTCAGGTAGTTTGTCGCTTTAACCCCAGTCACGTTTACCATGAGTATGAGGTCGTAGCCGCCAGGCCAGGCATAGTAGTTGACTGACCCGTTGCCAAGCAGGGTATCCCATGAGGCGGGAGCGCTGGCATAGTCGTTCTCGTTATCAAGGCTGACGACCTTAGAGATTGCTGTGTATGCTGCCGATGCCGCTCCAGTGAGCAGCATAAGCATTAGCAGGAATGCAAATATCTTTTTCATCTCAATCACCTCAGAAGGACACGGTCATAACGCCCAGGCACTCAGGCCTCACGACCTTGCAGCCAAACACGTATTCGCCGTCAACCTTTTTGGCGAACTGCTTCTCCATGTCCATGATCCGGACGTCGTTGACCTGGCTTGCGAAGGTCATCGCCTTGGAGGTGCCGAACATGATCTTGTACTTGGCTCCGGCGGTGTTGGGGACGTTGTGGCTCTCCATGATGGAGAATCCACCGAGCCTCGTGATACTGCCGTTCAGCATGCCGGGCTGAGCTATCTGGGGTGCTGCAGCCGTTAGCTTCAGATCTTTCCGAATGAGGCCTGCGAACCTGGGGGGCACTATCATCCATCGGCCCTCAAGAGGCACCTTGCTTTCAGACAGAGCCACACCACAATCCTCAATGAGGTTGTAGATGTTGGAAGCGTCACCCTGATTGAGGTTGGGTGTCTTGGGGGCAGCGTCCGTGCCGATCAGGTTGGCAGCCGCAGCATCGGTATAGAGAGATGCAATGACGCTATCGATGGCATCCCGAATCGCGTATGCGGCTTCCTTGTTGTTCTCGCCCATGATATCGATCTTGGTCTGGGCCTGATCCTTGTTGCTGACCTTGAAGTTAAAATACTTGTCATAGTCAATGGTCATCTCCAGGGAAGTATCCAGGACTGTATCCGGATCGTCCATGTCGCTGTTCTGGGTGTAATCCTTCACGGTGACTGAGCCCACGCCCACGATTCGCACACTCTTCGCGAACTGTACATCGCCCTCGTAGTTACGATTGATCACACCGGGCTGACCGTAAACGAGAGACTTCTCCAGCTGATGTTGGACATCAGCGGCTATTACTTCAGGTTTCCACGATTCAAAAGCCATAATAATTGCACCTACTGAACCCGGCCCTCAGCAGTAGCCTGCTTGATTTCAGCCATAACCTCATCCGTGAGGCGGCCGGAAAGCCGAAGTTCTTTGATTTCAGATTGAGTCCAGATCTTGGTATTTTTCTTCTCCTGGTTCTGGATACCAGTCTGCCCCGCGCCCTGAGCGGCCTTTGGAGGCTCGACTTTGAGCCTAGCTGCCAGCTTGGTGACGCTAGCCGCAACTTCTTCCTCCGTGGTTCCTGATACGGAGTCAATCCATTCGGCTGCCACTCCCGCCTCAGCAAGCTTAGCGGCCTTGACCCGCTCCAGCTTGAGGCTGGACAGTTCTTGATCTTTCGATTGCAGCAGAGCATCTTTTTCAGCCAGTTCGGCCTTCAGCTTCTCGACTTCGGTCATCTGGCTTTTCTTCAGCTCTGCAAGCTCCTCCGAAGCCTTTTTCAGCTCAGAGTAATTCGCGTACTTCTTGCGTTCCCTGGCCAGTCGATCAGCCACAATGGCATCAACTTCGGCCTGGGTTAGCTTTCCCTCGTTCTGAGGTTCGTTGCCGCCTTGTTCTGCCGGAGGCGTACCGGCTGGTGGTATTGTTGGTTCTGTCATGAAACATCAACTCCCTCCGATTATGCCCGGAGTAAGCAAAAGATAATAATCAGATAAGTTCGTCCAACGACTCGCTTAGGAGCTGGTCGATGGACTGCTCCACATCGAGGCCGGGCAGAGGCTTCAGCAGGCCGCTGTCAAATGCCATTTGCAAGGCGCCTTTCCTGCCGATGATTCCTACCGTCTTGAGCGTGGCAAGAGCCGTCGCCCGGATGTTGTTTACGTTCGCCTCTTCCATCGGGTCGTCGGGTATCCCGTCCTGCAGGTTGACTGTGATCTTCTCTAGCGGAATCTCCGGCCCGTGTAACTGTGACCACAGATTCAGGACTTTGGGTATTGCCTTCTCTGCCGCCCTGGCGTACTTGGAAACTTTGGAGAGCGTCGGGATGAGCCTGATCCGCAGAGCAGTGCCGCTTTCTGCCGTGCCCTGCCCCTGGCCGGCCAGGAGGACCCTGGAGAGCTGAAGCATCTGCAAGAGCTGGTCCATGCTCTGCTCTATTGCCCGGTCCACTGCGCCCAGCTCAGCCTGCCAGACCATCAGCGAAGGTGACGGATCGCCCGGCTTGGTGATGATCGCCTGGCCGGGCTTGTAAACCCATTCTTTTTTCGAGTGATCGAAAACGGTGGCCGATTCGGGTACCACGGGCGTGGGGCTGGTAAATTTGGCAAGCACCTCTGCCCGCTGAGCAAACAGAAGTTCTAGCGACTCTATGAGCGAGATAATGGAGGGCTTGTAGTCGCTTCGGCCATAGTATCGCTCTGACGAGAGCTTGTTGTTGACCGCCACTACAAGCATATCCTCGACAGGAGGATATTGGTAGCCTTCAGCGTCTACCTCTAGGTCAGCATATGCAGGGAAATCCCCGAGAGGCAGCGGACCTCT